TCGGGCTCTGTGATCGTTTCAACTTCATCATCTACGTGCGGGAGGACTTGCCCGACAGCGGCTTCGCTGAAGTCCTGGAGCACGAGATCAACCACGCCTGTTGGCACTCCGCAGCTCTGAAGAGCCGCGCCAACGAGGAGACGGTCGTGAACCGGTTGACGCCGGTCATGATCATGGCTCGCCGCGACAACCCAGAGATCTACGCCTGGATCGATCGCGCGGTCGCCCAGAAAGAATGACCATGTTCAAAAACGTGATGGTCGCCTCTTCCAAGAGGCAGGCCGCAGCGATGGTCGCCTGGCTGAAGCTGGACCCGGACGCCTGGGTGCCGCTCGCTTACGGCGACCCAGTCACGCAGGTCTACGCACACGCCAAGCTGGTGCGACCGAGCGAAGGCGTCGACCAGGCGCACGCCGACTGGGTCCTCGAAAAACTCGTACCCAACCTCCGACTGACGGCGACCACGGTTCCTCCGAACTGGAAGATCCCGCAGGAGCATGTCGACTAACAAGAAAGAAAAAAATGACGAGCAAAGCTCGCGACCTTGCGAGGCGCCTCAAGCGCTTCAACGTCCCCACGAACCTTCGCCGCCATCCGAACACCGTGGTCGCACTCGGCGATAGCCGCGTCGCTCAGATCCATGCGGACGGCATCTTCAAGAACAAGGCCGGCTACAACCACTTCAGTGTCGGCAACGCGCTCGCCGGCAACCGTGCGATTCTGCTGAAGAACTTCGGCGTGAGCGGTGAGCGAAGCGACCAGAATCTTCCCCGTCTCAAGGCGGCGATCGATACCGGCGCCTACGTCCTCTACATCCACACGGGTGTGAACGACATCGCCCAGGCCTATCCCACGGCCACGACGTCCGGCATCACCGCCTTCAACAACATCCGCATCATGATCGATGCGGCGATCGACAACGGCATGCTGCCTCTGGTCGTTCTCGAACCCGGCGCGAACAACTTCACGCCTGCGATGAACGCTCAGCTCTACATCTTGCAGCAGATGCTGCGGGAGTATGCTGAGGCCTGCCCGCACATGGTCCTCTTCGACCTGCCGGCGGCTCTGTACAATCCGGCCGCTGCGTCCTCCACGACCCTCGCGCTGCTCGGCACGATCGACGGAGTTCACGAGGGCGCCCTCGGCGGCTACCTCGGCGGCAAGGCGTTCGCCCAGGTGCTGACAGCGATCATGCCTCCGCGCCCGCACGGCTTCCGCAGCGCGGTCGAGAACCCGACCACTTCGCTGGTGAACCTGCTCGCCAACCCGATGTTCACGGGCGGCACCGCGGGCACGGTCGGAGCCGGTTTCACCGGCCAGATCGCATCGAGCTGGGTCGGCTCTCGCTCTGGCGGCGGGACGGCTGTCGCATCGGTCGCGCTGTCGAGCGACAACTCCGGTCTCTGGGAGCAGGTGCTGCAGTGTACGTTCGCGGCGGCGGGTGACGAAGTCAACGTCCACCAGGATATCCCGACCACCCTCTGGAACAACGGTGACGTCCTTCAGGCTCACGCCGAGGTCGTCGTTGACGCCGGCAGCGTGAACATGTGTGGCGCGTACCTCTATCTGCAGGCCAACGGCACGATCGGGGGTAACGGTGTGGCTACGACCGCGATGGACGGTTACGTCAACGGCACGCAGCACGGAGTCAACACCACCGAAGGCTACAAGCTCAACTACTCGACCGAGAAGTTGATCGTGCCGAACTACGACGTGAAGAGCTGGGTCACCGCCCACGTCAAGGTCGTCGGTGCTGGCGCCGGCTCGGCCACGGTTCGCGTCCGGCGCTTCGGTGTCCGCAAGCGCTTCAGCTAACGATTTGTGAGCAGCCGCCTTCGGGCGGCTGTTCCGTTTGGGAAACCAGGCATGGCGAAGAAGAACCTCAAACACGTCAAGCCGGTGTCCAAGGGCACCAGGCTGAACGAACTGCGCCTTGAGCGCAAGCGTCGCCGCAAGCGCAAAGCTGCTGCTGGCTAACGACACGGAGATCAATTTGTATCGCGAACACCGAGGATTGAAAAAGATCCTCGCAGAACTTGGCATCTATTCCGATGCTGGCGGGCCCGTTCGGTCCTGCGAAATCCCAGCGGAATTTGGGCTCAGCTCCAGATATTCCTTCTTTCCCTCCTACACGGACAACGGCGGCGGCAATCGTGTCGCGTCGCTCGGCTGGTCGCCCTTCGATCAGCCGGCTTACGCGGCCTGTCGCGCCGGCCCGCAGATCTACGTGGCGTCGAACGGAAACGACACGACCGGCACCGGCACCGCGGGTGCGCCGTTCCTGACCCTCGACAAGGCCCAGACCACGCTCAACACGGGCGGGGTGCCGGGCACCATCGTCGGCAACGTTCTCTCTGTGGTGGAAGAGCATCGCCGCGTCTTCGGCGGACAGATCACGGTCAAGCCGACCGTCGATACCGTCTACCTCGCCAAGGGCGGCATCTATCGCGGCGGCATCTACGATCCGATGACCTGGTCGCAGAACACGGGCACGTTCGCGGCTCTGACCGGCAATCCGAATGTCTGGGCTGTGGCCCGGTCGGCGTTCGCGTCTGCCTGGAACCCGCAGATGTTCGACGGCATGGGGTACGCCCTCCGGTACACTCCGGTCGGGTCCGTCGCGGCCGTCAACCGCATCCCTGGTTCGGTCTACTCGGACGGCACCAACGTCTACATCTCGACGTTCGACGGCTCCAATCCGACCGACAGCAACGTCCGCCTCAATCTCGCTTTGAGCGCCATCGCCTGGACCAGCTTCAACACGCCTGTCAACGTCTACTTCGACGGCGAGACGGCTGGTGATGGTTGGGCCTTCGACGGTGCCTGTCAGATCGCTGCTACGGCGCTGTGGGGCTCGCTCAAGACGGTTGCCTTGCGACGCTGCTCGTTCAGCCGCAACACGGGCAATGCGTTCTCGTTCGACGGAATCAACGGTCTCGTCTGGGTGGAAGGCTGCTCCGGAATCCAATCCGGGGTCGACATCTACAACTTCCACAATGGTCCTGGCGCTGACATGACGGCGGTCGTTCTGAACTCCACCGCGGTCGGTGCGGGACGGACGGCCGGATCGCAGAGCAACAACTGCATCACCGGGCACGAGAACTGCAAGGTCATCTCCGGTGGAAACCGGTTCGAGGACAGCTCTGGTGGCAACATCCGCTTCATCGACGCTTCCATGTTGTTTTCCTTCGCCGACTACGTCTCTGGCGACAAGGGCGACATCTGGCAGGGCGGCACGATGCCGGCGACCGAGGTCCGAACCGACAACACGGCGAAGATCTGGATGTTCGATCCGATCATCGAACCTCGCAGGTCCAACAGCTACGCGATCTTCGCGACCGCTGGCTCGAAGATCCTGACGCGAGGAGTCTCGCTGATCCGCGGCCTCATCGGCGGCGCAGGCATCTTCGGCAAGTGGTGATCCAATAACTCGGAGTACAGAACAGGGAGCGGCGACATCGAGCGCCGACCGACTGCTAAGGCCCGACTGCGGCGGGGGTTTGCTCCTCCTTTACCCCGCCGCGCCCGATGACAAATCAGCTCAGCTGCAAAACATCGGGCACCTATTTTTCTCTCGCGCACCAAGGAACTAGAATGCAACTCGGCGTCAACGGCCACTCCATGTTCGCCTCCGGCGCCTACCGCCAGGTCAGCGACGAGGACGTCTTCAAGACGCTCGCCTCGCACAAACTCAAGCGGTATCGCCTGACCATTCCGCTGGCGGCGGACACCGACCCGTGGGTCGCGACGCGCTTCGCATCGCTCGTCAGCCTTGCCGCGAAGTATGGCGTTACGCTTGAACCGGTTCTGGCGCTTCCGCTTACCTGGGGTGACAAGACCGACGCCGGAAAGTATCCTGCCGGCGACGCTGCTGCGATCTACTCTCAGGGCTACAATCGGACCCTGGCCTTCGTTCGGCAGTTCGCCTCCGCAGTGGGAGACTGGGAACTCGGCAACGAGATCAATCTGACCGTCCACGACGCAAGCGGCTCGCCGCTGTTCGGAAAGGGATGGACCGCGGCTGAGTTCGCTGCATATCCCTCGATGGTCGAGTACGCCAATCTCCTGAGGGGGATGTCGGACGCGATCGAGCAGGTTCGTCGTGAGACCGGTCGAAACCTTCGGCGCATCGTCGGCACCACTTCGACGATGTTCGGCTTCATCGACTTCGTGAAGTCGAGCGGCGTCAAGGTTGATGTGCTCGGCTATCACTATTACGAGCATGCCGGCGTCGACCCGACGAACTACTGGGGCGGCGTTCGTCCCAACTTCAACCTGTTCACCAAGCTGTCAAGCTACGGCATTCCCGTCGTCATCAACGAGATCAACGGCGCTGAGATCTACGACGCATCGTTCGTGAACACCTCGACGTCTGCAACGATGGCGACCTGCAACTCGAACCTGGACGCGATGCTGGCGAAGTTTTCGCAGTACTCGTTCATCGAATGGATCGACCTCTACGCGCTGATCGACGAGCCTGACAAGGCCGGCGCCGAAGGACGGTTCGGCCTGATGTTCAATCTGTCATCCACCAAGCCCCTCATGGCTACGGTCGACAAGTACACAGGTGGAGCCCAGCAGGCTGCTCCTGCACCAGCTCCAACTCCCGCACCTGCGCCAGCTCCTGCGCCGACGACGTCTGTGTCGTATCCTGCAACGGTCGATATCGCGAACAAGGTCTCGATGCGTCTGGCGCCGACTGTTGTCGGTGATGCAACGAATCTGGGCTGCCAAGGCATCCTGCTGCCGACCGGCCTGTCGATCGACCCGAGCACAGGTGTGATCTCCGGGACGCCGAACTATCCGGCCGGCTCCGTCAACTGGGTCACAACGACGATCATTGTTCAGAAAACCGGCCAGGTCTTCATCATGACCTGGAAGGTCTCATAAGGTGGCGCACCGCCCCGGTAACGGGTGTCGGCTCTAACGGGTAAGCCAGTAGCCCCGTAGTCCTCGTAATTCCGCACCAGCGCAAACCCGACTGATCCTCGGAACGCATGCGGTTGAGGCACAGGTCGATCGACTTCTGGATTGGATCGACCCCACCTTATGGCTCGTGATGACACGCGGCGGCGGTTAACAGCGCACAGCCTATCGGCGAAGAGGTCCATGGTAAGTCGCCGACGACCGTTTGAGGTCCGCGTGATGCGGATCGAGGTCGAAAGGATCGGAGTCGTTCGTCCTGCGGGATGACGACGGTCACGAGCCAACTGTTACGCCCCCAAGAGCGGTGATGCGACATGCATCCAGCGCAGGAACTGCGCGATGGCGATGGCGCCCCACGAGCCCTGAGATCCGACACGAGGCGCTCCGCTCTTGCTATCCGAAGGTTGCTGGCAACCTCCTACCCCGAAAGGGGAGGTGGCCCGAAGTGCGGGTCAAACAAAGCCAGAGCTTTTCCTCGGTCCAGCCGACGTCACCTGAAGACATAGGGGTGGCTGGTAAATTGGAGCCATGCGTCCAGCCGAGCGCTCACTCTGTGAGCACGCCCGCCGCCAACATGCTGCGGCGGGCACTATTCTGATGCGCCCCGTTTTCGCCTCTGACATCAAGTGCCCTGCGTCGACCACGCGGCTGCCGTCATTGCGTACGGGCCTCCGGGTCGTCCTGGTCAGGCGACTTCGCGGAGGGCGCTGCCGGGGAGCAGCAGGCAAGGCGCTGACCGCCATCCCCACTCATTCGCGGCTCCCCGCTAGGCAATGCCTGGGGGATAGTCAAAGGCGCACCGTATGGGCGCCGGCCGTCGCCAGGATAGCTCAGTTGGTAGAGCTACGGTTTGAAACACCGTGCGCCGAGGTTCGAAGCCTCGTCCTGGCACCATCTTTCGGTCGAGGACGGAACGGCCTCCCGTCGCGCCACTGAGCGACCATCCATAGCAGGTGGCAAAGTACTCCTTCGAGGAAGAGATGCGGGCACATGGGCAACCCGCCGACCGAACCATAAGCCGCAAGGCGCACGCACCCCTGCGTACCGACGACTGGTCTGACCGTCGCTTGAAGAAATCGGAGATGGGCGAGTTTCAACACATGCGTCGGTGAGCCCGTGGGGGTGGCCTGGTCTCCAAAACCAAGGTCCGAGGGTTCGACTCCCTACACCGGCGCCAAAGAAAAAGAAGAACAATGAGCACCAAACGTTACAAGGTCATCGCCTTGAACGGCATCACGATCGGTGATGCCACCTATGCCAAGGACTCCATCGTCCCGCTCACTGATCTCGGAGCGAAGTACTTCCTGCTCAACAAACAGATCGCTCTCGCCGATGAGCAGGCGCCTGTCGGCACTCCCGGTGGTCCGAGCGAGGACGACGTCACCATCGACGTCAAGATCAACAACTTCGGCAAGACGGTCTCGCTCGCGAAGTTCATCGAAATGTTCCCCGACCTTGAGGGGCCGCAGGGCGACGTTGGGCCGAGAGGCTTCAACGGATCGAAGGGCGACAAGGGCGACAAGGGCGACATCGGGCAGGGCATCACGCTGAAGGGCGCCGTCGATAGCACGATTTATCTGCCGGAAGGCGCCAGCGACGGCGACACCTGGCTCAGCCGAGACAACGGCCATGGCTGGGCATGGTCCGGTGGCGTGTGGGTCGACATCGGTCCCTTTCGAGGTCCGGCGGGTGATCGTGGTCCGGCGGGCCCCGTTGGCTTGCCCGGCATCCAGGGCTTCCAGGGTCCGCAGGGCATCCAAGGTCCCGTTGGTCCGAAGGGCGACAAGGGTGATTCCGGCCCGCAAGGCATTCAGGGTATCCAGGGTCCGAAGGGTGATCAGGGCATCCAGGGACCGATCGGTCCAAAGGGTGATCAGGGTATCCAGGGTCCGCAGGGTCCGATCGGCACTCCGCCTGCATCTGGTGTGACCGTCACGCCGACGACCAATGTCGCTGCGACGAACGTTCAGGATGCAATCGCCGAGCTGGACGCTGAGAAGGCGCCGGTCAATCACACGCACACGGCGGCGCAGATCAGCGACGCTTCCGATATCGGCAAGACGATCGTGAAGGCGGCGGATGCCGCTGCTGTGCGCAACGCCCTCGGCGGCGCCGCGGCGAAAAACATCGCGACCACGTCGGAAGTTCGCAACAACACCAATGCAGGCCTCGTTGAAATCGACGTTGCCTATGCGGCGGCGCAGTGGGTGGATCTCGGCAACATCTCGGGCGCGGTGACCATCAACTGCAACAACGGCTTCCGCTTCAAGGGTGTGCTGGTCGGCAACGTGGCCATCAGCTTCTCCAACGTGAAGGACGGCAAGAACATCGAGCTGGATCTGATCCAGGATGCGACTGGCGGTCGAACCGTCAGCTGGGGTGGAGGCGTCGTCTGGGCGAACAACACTGCGCCTTCGGTGACCACGACTGCGGGGCAGCACGCTCTGTTCTTCAGTGGCATCGGTCTCTGGGATAACGCCACCGTCTCGGCGGCAGCTTGGAAGTTCGGCTAATGGCGCTGATCCTTCCATTCCGTCGCATCATCCCGGTCACGCGGCTTCCGGTCGTTCCTGGCTCCAACAGCTTCGGCTACGGCACCAGGTCCATCATCATCCCCGAGTACAACGTGCTCACAGCCACCCTCTGGGGGGCGGGCGGTGGCGGCGGTGGTGTCGGCCAGCATCAGTATGGCGTCAACCAATACTGGGGTGGGACCGGCGAGACGTCCTACTTCTCCGGAGCTGCGGCCACGATCTACGCCTTCGGCGGGACGGGCGCTGGCAACTCCGATAGTAGCGCGGGCGGCGGCACGCCGGGCAGTCCAGGTGGCGCATCGAACGGCAACCTTCAGAACGTAACTGGTGGCGGCAACGCAGGCGGCGCAGGCAGTCCCTTCGACTTCGCGGGAATGAGCTACCCCGCCCCGAACGGCGGCTACGGCGGTCTGGTGCAGTCGAGGTGGGTATTCGGGTCTCCGGGCGCACCAAGGCCGGGCGACGTCTACACGCTTGTCTGCGGCGCTGGTGGCGCTGGTGGATACAGCACGCTGTACCCCTATGGAAACATCCATCAGTACGGCGACTCCGGAGCTAACGCTTCCTTCAATCTTCAATGGAGTTAAACGTGGACAAGATCGTTGTCCGCGAGACGTCTCCGAACGTGTTCGAAAAGCTGGAGTGGGGGCAGAGCATTGCCAATGGCAAAATTCTGCACCCCTGGCAGAT